CGCGGCAGAGGCGATCGTCCTCGGGGAAGACGGCCGGGAATTCCTCGCTGTGCTCGGCGAGGTATTGGTGCAATCGCTTTGAGCGCAGCGAGAACCCGCCATTGCCGACTTGGTATTGGGCGTGCCAGAACCACGGCGCGCCGATGTAGTCGTAGTCGAGATACTCGGGCCGCCAGGCGGTGGCATCGAGCACCCAGCCGTCCCACTGCACCACGAGGAAATGCGAGGTCTGCACGAGGTGCGGCACGCGATACCAGAGCGTGCGGTTATAGCCCTCGATGTCGCCGAGCCGCGGGATCGGGAAGAACTCGACGATGCACTTGGCCGGGGTCGGCACCGCAAGCTGGCTGTTGCTCCAGACCTGCAGCGCTGCGGGGGTGATCCGCAATAAGGTCTCTTGCAGCGCCAGGTGCGCGAGCTCGTGGGCGTCGGTGTCGACGATGACGACGGTAACGTCGGATAGCTCAGTAGGCATTAGTCGGTGGCGGCTCTTTCCGGTTCACGCCGCGGCGCAGATAGCGGAGCCGCAGGCGAACGACCCACGAGGGCAGCAGCAGCGACGGACGTAGCCAGATTACTGCGTGGAGCGGCGAGTAGCCGACGCCGCGCAGCACGCCGTAGCGCCAGCGCAACCACGACAGCAGAGCCACTCAAGCGGCGGCTCCGGCTTGATCGACCCAGCCGGTCGAGCTCTGTTCGGTGCCGACGAAGTAGACCGCCTTCGAAAGCGTAGTGTCATAAAACACCAGGCCAGGGGTCGGGCACGGGGCGACGTTGTTGAGGGCACCCGTGAGCGCTGTTCCCGGCATCGTATTCGGCCGGTCGGCGGTAGCACCCGTGGCCAGCAGCAATTGCAAGGGTGCGCCGTTGCGGGCCTGCAGGGTCAGCGCATCGGCCGCCGCCACCGCGGTGATCACACCGCTGACGGCATTGGCGTTGTATTGCTTGCCGGCTTGCGTCGCGGCAATCGCGCCTGGACTAGCCAGGTACACGTAAGTCAAGGCCATTCGAGTTTTCCTCTGTGTTGCGGTGCTCGACCTCGCGGGCGATCAGCCGGTGCAACTCGCCGAGCGGATGCGTCCAATCGCCCGGTTGCGCTTGGCGCAATAGCCGCATCGTCGGATACCAGCCGCTCTCGTTGGTCTCGAAGCCCCAGCGCCAGCATGGGCGGAACGGCAAGAGCCCGATCACGGGCAGGCCCATCGCACCGGCGAGATGGAGCGGTGCGGAGTCGACCGACACGACCATGTCGAGTTGCGCCATGATCCCGGCGGTGTCGCGCCAGTCGCGGATTTGCCGGGACAGGTCGGTGATCAGCGCGTCGGCGCCGAGGCGGGCGATGTCCTTGGCTCCCTCGCCGACCTGCAGGCCGTAGAGGGCGACCCCTTGCAGCTCGGCCAGGTCGAGCAGTTGCTCGAGCGGCACGGCGCGGCGGGCGGCGTCGTGGGTTGGCCGGGCGGCCCACACCAAGCCGATCCGGAGCACCGCCCCCGGCGTTTTGGGGATCAAATAGTCGTAAGGCACCCGGCCGATGTAGGGGCCGTCCCAGGCTGGCAACTCGCGCCCGACAAAGCGGATGTACGAGCCGATCGGCGAGTGGAAATCGGGCACATCGAGGTCGCCGTAAAGACTGCGGACGTGGATATTCGGACAGAACCGGGAGAACAGCGGCAGCAACTGCGGCGGTGCGGCCAAGGTGACCGAAGCGGCGGTCTCAGCCAGCTTTGGCAGAAACCGGGCAAACTGGATCGTGTCGCCGTCGCCCTGGTCGTGGTGCACCAAGAGATGCTTGCCGGTCAGGTCCTCGCCCTGCCACAGCGGCGCGCCGAGCTCCCAGGCCTGCGTCGTCGGCAATTCCATGTAGCGGTGATCGTAGAGGGCGAGCCCGCGCCGCCAGTCGCCCGAGGCGAGCACGGCATAGGCCATGTGCGTGCACAAGAGTTGCCGGGTAGTGTCGTCCGGTGCGGCGGTGATGGCGGCAGCGAAGAGTTGTTCCGAATCGGCGATGTTGCCCAAGGCGTACCGGCAGAGTGCGAGGTCAAGAGCAACCGACCATGACTGCGGCGCGATTGCGTAGGCTTTTTCCAGCCACGGCTCGGCCTCGGTGTAGCGCTCGAGACGCCACAGGATCGAGCCCAGGTTCTTGAGCGCGTTGACGTCGTCCGGGGCGATCGCCACCGCGCGGCGGCAACAGACGACGGCGGCCGGAAGTTGCTCGCGCCCGGCCAGGCCCGCGGCCCAGCTGAGCCACGGGTTGGGCTGGTCCGGGTGATCGCGCAACCCGGCCAGGTAATAGGGCTCGGCGAGATCGGCATTGCCCGCGGCTAGTCGCTGGTAGGCGGCCCGCAGGCTCGAATTTTCTTGCATGGATGCTCCGGTGGCGGGCCGCAGCCGCTACCGCGCCGCTGCCGAAGCAGCCGCGCGGAGAGCGAAAGGTGCAGAAGGACGCGGCGCAGTGTTACTGGCCGCGCGTCAATCCGCAGTCCATTGCTTACGGGGCAATTACCGAATACGCGATACCGAAGATCAGCGACGCGTTCGGGGCCGCATGGGGCGTCCAGATTCCCGCGTTGGTCAATGTGCCAACAGCGACGTCGGCCGCGGCATTGGTCTCTTTGAGGATCGTCACGTCGACCGCACCGGGCGGGATCGGCACGGCGAGATTGGCAGTGGTACCGATCTGGATCTTCGGGCTGGTGCCGCCGACGAGACCGGTCACGATCGCGCTGGTGACGGTCAACACACCCTTTGACAGATTGGTGCTGCCGGGGGTCGACAGCGCCGCGACCAGCGAGATCACATCGGTCTGCGCGGCGGTGCCGTCATTGGCGCCGTACACAACCGTGCACACGCCGGCGGTGATCGGCGTGGTGCCGGGATCAAAGCGCACAAACGCCTGGCGCGGCACGTCGGGCTGGGCGGCAATGCTCAGCGTCGTGTTGGTCAATGCCACCGAGTTGACGATGAGCCCGACCGAGGCCGCCGCCACCGCCGCGACTGGCGGCGAATAGACACGGCAATCCTTGTAGACCGGGACATAGCCGGCCTTCAGCGCGCGGTCGAGATCGCGCACGTCAATGGTAAAGGTGTTGTCGGTGGCTGAGGCAAACACGGTCCCGGAATTCGGCCCTTGAAATGCGCCGGCCGGGGTCACGCCGGGTACGGCAATGACTGCGACTGTAGTCATGGACTTCTCCTGATAAAGCCCGGCAAGCGCAGGGCGTCTGAAAGGGAGAGAGGAAAGGAAGCCCTAGCGGGGGCAGGTCAGAGCCGAGCTAACGCCCGGCCCGGATCACGGGTCGTTCACCAGCGCCGCGCTTCAAAGTTCCCGCTGGTGGTGCCGCCGTAGATCGTGACGGCAGCGGCCGGCTTGTAATTGACCGGGGTGGTATAGGTGCCATTGACCGGAACCGGCATCCCGGCAGAGGGACCAGCCGGGCTGGCGGTGTCGCGGACATAGATGATCGAGGCGCAATTATTGGCGATCTGGTAGCCGTTGACCGGCACCACGCCGCCAAACAGGGTCTGCACCACGGTGGCGCTGACGATCGTGCCGCTGCCGTCGACCGCGACCGATCCGCTGTCGACGACGACCGGCAGCGGGTTTGCCGCGCTGACCGGCGTCGCCACGCCGCCGATCACGCTGGCCGGCACGTGCACTGGCACGAGGTTGCCGGCGATGTCGGCCTGCGTCGAGATCGGCTGCGTCGTGCTATTGGCGTCCTTGATCAGCAGCGTCATGGATCTTTCCTTTTGGGGGAGCTATTGGCGACGCCAGATGCGCAATTTGCCGGCGCTGTCTTTGCCTGCGGTGAAGGTCCCGAGCCCGCGCCGCTTGGCCCAGGTGGTGATTGCGTAAAGGGTCCGAAGCGGCACACCTTCGATCACCCGGCTTTGGCCGACTTCGAGGGCGCGCAACTGGTATTTGTCCTTGCCCGCGTTGGCTTCGCCGCGGCGAAAGTGTCTCGGCGGCTTTTCCGTGCTGAACTCGGCAGGCCCAAGGACAAACGCTTCGTCAGGCGCCTTCACGCTCTCTTCCAGTCGATAGCCAAGGCCCCAAAAAGCGGTAATGACAAAGGGCGTGGCATCGAGGTTCCGGCGCAAGCGCGAGACCAGGACGCGAATGGTCGCATCGTCCGGCGGGTCGTCGATCCGGTTCGCGTAAAGCATGGCCAGCAGGGTCTCGACCGAAACCGTTCGACTGCGCCGGTGCCAGAGGATCGTCAGCAATTCCCACGTTAGCCGGGGCAACCGCTTGCCGGTAACCTCGTGGCGATCGTGGTCAAACCACGGTTCGGGCAGTCGTCTGGAAGGATGGTCGATTTCGGCCTGGCAGAACTCACATAGCGCCATGGCCGAGATCGTCCAGCATGCGGTCAGCGGCGGTCTGCCGGTCGGCCTTTTTTCCGCTCGACGTGTCGATCGTGTAGGACGACTTAACCGTTGCCTGCATCCGGTCCATCGGCTTTTCCGGGTCCATCGGCTTGCCGTTGTCGGCGCGCGCGACCACGCCGCCCATGCGCTGCAGCATGGCGGCTTCGACCGGGCTCCTGACCCCATCCACGACCACGTGCTTGCCTTGCGCGGTGAGTTGCGCGACGCGCTGGCCCATTTTCATGGCCGTCAGATCCGGGGCCGTGCTGTGCACCGCCACACTGACCGCCTCGTGCAATTCGCGACTGTCGGCGCCGCCGAGCATCATCGTCTTGCTGTGCTTGGTCGAGCGCACCTGGTCGCGGGTCATGCCCGCGGCCGCGCGGATCGCCGCTTTGACCGGCGCGCCGGCGTGAATGCGGGCAAAGCCGTGCGCGCGCTCCAGGTGCTTGGCGACCTGGGTCTTGCGCGAGCCCGAGGGCCCGGTCAGTCCGACTATCATGGATTGTGTACCTCAAGCATGATCAGGCGACCGGTCAGCTGTTCGCGGCCGAAGATGATCGGGCGATGATGATTGGCGATGAACTGGCGGACCGGGGCGGACTGCTCGTCGTAGCCCGCCATGTTCCGGACGCATTGCGGTTCGGGATCCGGGCTGAGCCCGGTAAGCAGGACCTCGCGCTCCGGCAGACGCCGGCGACGCCTCATTGTCGAACCGAGAGCACCGCTGCAGCGTTCATGCTGACACCGGCCAGGGACATGGCGGCAGCCGCGGCCGAGGTCCCGGCGACCACCACGGTGCCGGCCGGCTGGGCGACCTGGCACCACGCCTGAAAGGTCCCGTCGTAGCAGAGGCCGAGCACCTGCCCGTCGATCGGGTCGGTGACGCGGTAGGGGGTCGGCGGGGTGCAACCCACCAGCACCAGCAGCGCCAGGGCTGCCGCGAATACTCTCATTCGGGTGTCTCCTTTCAGGACGCGCGGCCCGGTGAGCCGATGTCGCCGAGCAGGGTGTCGCTCCACAGACCGCTCTCGCCGTTCAGCACCGGCTCGAGCCAACACCGGCAATTCGGGTGCGCCATCGGCGCATAGTCGCCCGACGGGAAAAGCTCGCCCAATGGCACCGGCCCGGCGTTCGCGTTCTCCTCGCAGATAGACTCGACCAGCTCGTCCTCCATGGTCGCCCAGATCGAGGCCTCGACCTTGCCGCTGTCCTTGAACGCCTGCAGCGTGGCGGCGTGGGTCGCCGCAGTCGTCTCCCAATTGGCGATCAGCTCGGCGCGGTCTTCCGAAAAGGCGCGTGAGGCGGTCAATGCCTGGGCGAGGTCCTTGACCGTCATCTTGGTGCGCAGCGCCTCGAGGACCTGCGGGCGGATCATGTTCGAGGTCGATTGGGTGATCCCCGGTTCGGGCGCCGGTTCAAAGTAATTTCGTGGCGGGCCGGACGGTCTCGGCGGCGGCTGCCGTGGCGCCGGCTGCGGTGGCGCCGGCTGCGGTGGCGCCGGTAGCGGCACGACCGGTTCGGGTATCGGGGCCGCGACAAGCTCGGCCGCGCGCCTTTTGGCGTATTCATCGGCCGACGCTGTGGCGGCCGCAGCGTCGGGCTCGGCGCCGACGGCACTCATGGTCTCGTTGAAAGCGTCGGCGCCAACGTCCCTCAGCGTGCTCTCAACCGGGTCGATCAGCGCCGTCCAGCGGCGGAAGTCGATCGCCGCCAGCGCCGCCTCGAGTGCGGCCGCCAGCAGCGCGTCGCGGTCGTCGTCGCTCGATGTCGCCGGCTCCTCGCGCTCCTTGGCTTCGAAGAAGCGGCAATGACCGCCGGGCGAGATGTCGCCGCGCACCAGCGAGCAGGCGTTGGGCGCATCAAACATCGTGCAGCCGGAGCACTGCTCGCCGGCGACCGGGTGGTCGACGTAATCGGCGTCGGCCTTGTCGATCGAGGCCTTGGCGAGTGCCGCAACCTGGGAAACCTTTTGCCCGGGTTTGGTCGTTTTTGTCGTTTTAGCGCCACGCAAGCAATCGGCCGCGACGCGCGGCGCTTCGGCCTTAAAGAAGCTCGCGATCCGGCGCTTCAGCTGCGCGGCCGCGCGCGTGCGGGAGGCTGACCGCTCGGCTGCGCCAAAAGGGCTGCGGCCGGCTTTGGCTACCTCCGGATCGTCGACCGCCTTTTTCGCTGGGCGGTTCTTGCCGGCGGCCGCCGGTGGCTTTTTGGCGTCGCTCGGCTCCGAGTCCGCGGGTGTCGCGGGTGCTTTGCCGCGGTTGGGGGTCTTTTCCCCGGACTTCGGCGGCGGATTTCCCTGTTCCCCGGGCGCTCCCGGGGGCGGTTTTGGCGGATTTCCCTGTTCCCCGGGTGCGCCGGGTGCGCCGGGGTGCATGATTACCGGCGCCGGCGGTGGTGCCACAGTTTGCGCCGACATTTGCTCGAGGTCCCTGACCAGCACCGCGGTGGTGCCGAGGACGAGCATCGGCTCGTCGCCGCCCTCGACCGGGTCCATGCCGAGCTGATCGCGCGCCTCGTTGAGCGTGTAGATGCCGTCCTTGACGTAACTGCTGAGGATGACGGACTGCTCTTGGGGGTCGACCGGGCGGACGTCCGACCAGGAGAATTCGAGGTCGTCCTGGCCCATGCGGTCTTGAATGACCGTGTCGACCATGCGCTTGACCCAACCCATCAGCGGAGCCAAGCCTTCCTCGAGTGCCGTCTCTTGCGCGGTCTGCGCGGTGGCGCGGTTCATCTGCTGGACAAAGGCAGTCGGCGGCAGGCTGAACGCAAAGCAGATGATGCGCGCCAGCCATTCGTCGAAATTGTCCTTGATCGGCGCTTCTTTGAACGCCTGGTACTTGGCGCCGGCCGGTCCCCAGAGCAGCCGGGTGCGACTGGCGGTGTTGCCGGCGAGGATCGAGTCGAACCACTCCTGGTATTGCTTGACCTGCTCGGGGTTCCAGGTGTCCGGGGCCGAGATCATGCCCGGAGGGACGTTGCCCTCGGTGAAATGCTGCAATTGCATGACCTGGCGCCGCAGCTCGGTGTTGATCGTGATCAGCACCTGCTCGACCGGGCTGAAGCCGTAGGCCTTGGCGCCGCGCGTGTTGCGCGGCATGTAGAGGATCTGGCTGTCCCACAGCGGCGTGCCCTTGGCGTCGGTCGAGATCCGCCCTTCCTCGGCCAATACCCACGGTCGGCCGTGGATTACCTGCTCATAAGCCGGGGCTGGCGGCACTGGCCGCCGGCCGGTCTCGTCGATCAGCACCTTGATCGTGGCGCCGTCGATGTAGTCGATGCCGATGATGTCGCCGATCCGGTTGCGCCGCAATTCCATGCACGGCGCGTCGATGACCAGCATGTCTTCGAGAAACTGGCGCAGCCAGGTGGCAAAGCGATGATAGCCGTCGGGCTTGCGCCAGAACTCGGTCAACTTTTCGATGCGCGCATCGGCCCCGGGTTTGGGGTTCTTCTCGTCGCGCGGTTTGATCGTCCATTCGAGCGCTTCGATCTGGTCTTTGCGGGTTTCGATGCAGAGGCGAGTTATCGTCTCCTGACCGAGCGCGCGCAATTCGGCAAACCCGATCGGCTCAAAGCTGCGCGGCGTATAGATGTAATTATAGCCGACCGGGTAGTCGTAGCCGCGCATGCGCTCGCGCTCGACCGGCACCAGCGGATAGCCGGGTGAGAAGATCCCGGCGTCGGGCTGAAAGGTCTCGCGGAACTGCGTGATGTCGGGGCTGTTGCCGATGCCCCAGCCGCCGCCGTTCTGGCCCTGCGAGGGCGACAGGATCGGCGCACCTTTGCTGCCGCTATTGGAGCGCGGGCGCTTCAGCGAAGCGGTCAGCGACTGGACCATTGCGGTCAATGATGTGCGAACACCACCTTGGGGCATGTCAGGTCACCATCTCTAGCCGCGCCGCGACATGAACCGCCCGAGGTTCGCAATGAACCGGGTCTGCAATAGACTGGTCGCCGGTGGGTTGTCCCAGGGAGCGAACCCAACCGAGACCGGGGCGACAAACGGGCCCGCGGTGTTGAGGGTGCCGCTCTCGTTCTGGCTGCCGTCCCAGAAGCCGGAGAACATCAGCATCAGCCCGGCCGTCACATCGGCGTGGGCGAACGCGGTGCCGCCGGTGCCGGCTGCCGGATTGCCGAGAAAGGCGTCGTTGCCGTCGGTCCACCCGGTGGCCTTGGTCGCATTGGCGAACCAGGCGAGCTTGCGGTCGATGTCGACCTCGGCGGCGATCACGTCGCCGACGTCGTAGAGTGCCGGGTAGCCGCGCGACGAGCCGTCGAAGAAGACCAGGAAGACGTTGCCGCCGCCATTGGGCAGAGCCCCGATCGAGTCGCCGCCGGTGGTGCCGGCGAACCCGGTAAGGTCGGCGAGCGGGTCGCCAAAGCCGAAGAGCCAGCCGCCGTTTGCCAGCGATTGGGTCGCCGTGCATTCGGCATGAAACCGACCCGAGGCATGCGCCGGGCTATTGGTCGAGCGGATCGAGTTGTACGTGTTGAGCGCGGTCTTGAACGTTGCCGTCAGGTTGCCGTTGCTCAGTGTCGCCGTGGAATTGTCGAGCGGGTTCCAGGTTGTCGTCACCTGGTGGCCATTACTGCCCGACGCCGAGCAGCAGCAGCGAGCTCGAAAAGCCCCCGCCGGCCCCGGCGACCGACCAGCCGACGTAATTGGTCGGAGGCGTCTGGTTGAACGCGCCCCCGGTGTTCAGCGTGAGCACCATGCTGTCGCCTTGGCTGTCGGCGTAGGGAAACATGCCGGTCATGTTGTGGCCGGCCCAGGAGATCCCGCCGGTCTTGCTCGTCGGCGAGTTGTTGGTGCTGTTGTTCCAGGTCGTCGGCGAGGCCGAACTGGCAAACCAGATGAGTTGGTCAGGAATGTCCACCGCGAGGAGGTAGTGGTTGCCGCTGGTGGGCGCGGTGCACGTGCCCATCGTGGTCGAGCTGCCCTGGAAGCTCCACTTGATCTGCGTTGACTGCAGGCAGGCCACCCAATTGCCCGGGGTGTCCCAAAGACCCAGCCGCGAGTTGGCGGTCGCGAAGGTGCCGGTAATATTGTCCTCGTAGTAGACCTCGCCCGAATTCTGCGTCGTGTTCGTGCTGCCGCCGCAGGAATCGTCGCCCGCGGTTGCGTGCGTGATGATCGAGTTACCGCCGGAGCCGGTCCAGTTGGTGCAGGGCAACGACCAGGTGGTCGCCGGTGCGCTGGTGCCACCGGTCGAATTGTTTGTGTCCCACGCCGAGTAGCCGGTCGGGATCGTGCCGATAAAGGCCGGCGTGCCGCTGACGTTGAGCATGACCGAGAGCGTGGCGTCGCCGACCGAGTCGACGAGGATGTAGGCGTTGGGCGCGCCGGTCAGCGCGCCGTAGGTCACGCCGCCGGTGCTCGTCGAAGGCGAGTTGCTGGTGCTGTTGTTCCAGTTGGTCGGCGCGTCGGACCGCGAGTAGTAGACCTTCTGCGCCCCCGCATCGACGGCGACAAACATCGTGAAGCCGATGGCGAACGCCTTGCACGCGCCGATGGTCGAGCCGCCGTGCTGGATGTTGCCGTTGCCCATGCAGCCGACAAAGTCGCCGGTATTGGCGCCGACCCCGACGCGGTCGTTGCCGTTGAGAGCGGCCCCGCCGACGACGTTGACCTCGTAGTAGAACTTGCCCGAGGACTTAAAGGTATTGCTGATGCAGGGCGTGTCGGTGCCGCTGCCGCCCGTCATGTGGTTTGCGCCCAGGCCGCTGGTGGATACGTTCCACGAGCTGCACGAGTAGGCAGGCATCCCAAACGAGATCGAGTCGTTGACCGGGTTGCCGCTGGCGCTGTTGTTCCAGTTGCTCTGGCCGGTGCTGTGGATCCAGATGTCGCCGGTGCCGACGTTGACGGCGATGCCGAGGACTTTGGTGGTCGTCGAGCCGAGGGCCTGCGTCGCGGTGCGGGCCAGCTGATAGGTGCCGCACCCGGTGCCCCCGCAGAGGCCGTATTGATAGCCGACGCTGGCCGTGGTGTTGCCACACCAGCTGGACAGGCTGGCCGCGCTCGTCGCCAGGCCGACGATGATGCCGTTGCCGGCGTCGTAGGCGTCGACGGTCATCTCGAAGTAGTAGAGGCCGGCGTTGTGGTTGGACGTCGAGCGGACCGCATTCCAGGCGCCCGTCGCCGAGTTCTGCGATGCGGTCAGGTTGCTGTTGGAGAGCGTGATGTTGGCGCTCTTGTCGGACGGGTTCCACGTCGTCGACCCGCTCGCGTCCCAGGCGGCATACCCGGTCGGTTGGGTCAGCGAGAAGGCCGAAGCGCCGGTGTTAAGGGTGACCTGGTCGTTGCTGCCGCCGCTGCGGAAACCGGAAAAGCAGAGATACCAGCCGGTGCCCGGTCCCGTAGCGGGATAAGGGGTAAAGACGGTCTGCGCGAGCGCCGCCTGTGGCGCGAGGCCGGAGCACAGCAGCGCCGCCGCGAGCAGGCCGCGGCGCAGGAGCGCACGGATCATCGTCATGCTCCGGTGTAGCCCTGCGCGTTGCAATAGACGGTGCTGGTGCCGGTGTTCGCGGTAAACTGGAAGGCGGTTGTCGTGCCGGCGGTGATCGGCGTGGCAAAGGTCATGTTGTTGCCGCCGCCGCCGCCGCTGTTCGGAATGACCATCACGGTCGAATTGGTGTCGTTGAAGGTGACGTGGATCGCCGTGGTGCCGCCGTCGTCGCGCCCGCACTGAATGCTGGTGATCCAGTTCTTCAGCGAGCCCGGCGCCGAGATGATCGTGTGCGCGGCGGTATTGGTCGACGTCGCGCTGCCGCTGACGTATTCCTGCTTGGCGGCGTAGGGCTGGACGATCAGCCGGCGCTCGAGATCGCAGCCGATGGCGCCGACGCGAGTGTCGGTGCCGGCGGCGACCTCGGAGCTGGTCATGATGCAGCCGGTCTGCACCGGGTTGCCCGAGGGTGCGACGTTGTCGCCCGCCAGGCCGCCGGTGGTCGTGGCGCTGACCGTGGCGTTGATCGCGCCGCCGACCACGAGGACCGCACCCGCACCCTGATTGGCGTTGGCGGTGATCGTCGCGGTGCCGCCGGTGATCGCGGTCAGGTGAAAGCGGACCTTGGCATAGCCGATGGTCGGCACGATCCACTGGCCGCTGGTGGCGCTGAGGGCGGCGACCGCGCAGCTTGTCGGCGGCGTCGTCGTCACGTCGCAATAGGGCAGCGTCTTCCACTGGCTGCCGTCGTAGCCCTGAAAGATGTACGAGAACCCGGTCGGCGTGGCGCTGCCGACGAGTGTGAAGGCGACGGCACTCGCCCCTTGCGTGTTGAGCGAGGCGGTGTCGCAAGCCGCGGTGCAAGCGACGCCGACGAGCGTGCCGGGCGGCGATATCTGAGCGTGCGGTGTCTCTACGCAGAGGCCGGCGAAGAAGGAGAGCCCCGCCAGGACCAGCGTGCCAAGCCGCTTAAACATAGCTCACCAGTGAATGCTTTGCGTAGAAGTTGCCGGCAGTGCTGTCGAGGGTCTGCCCCGACTGGTTGAAGACGACGACCGCCCAAAAGGACGGCATAAAGCCGAGCACCGAATAGACCGAGAATTCGGGGAACGTGAAGGTCGTGGCGTTCTGCGCCACGGCGAGCGGCGGCACGACCGGCTCCAGTTGGCCGAGCTTGCCCGATTGGTCGGACGTCGTGTTGGGGTCGATCCCGTTGGTCCAGATACTGCCGTCCTCGCTGCACACGAGATAGAGCGAGACCACGCCGTTGACCGCCGAAGCGCCGGTCTTGATCTGGATCGGCGCGATATTGTCGTCGTAATACTGCGTGACGGCGGTGCCGAGCGCGCCGAGCCCGAGCGCCTTGTTATTGGCCAGCGCGGTCAGATTGTCGGTTCCCTGAGCCGGGCCTTCTGGAAACGTCGCTAGTGCGGCGACGCTGAGAGGATTGCTCATCTGGTGGTCCCTATCAGGAGGTAGAGCCGGCAATCCGCAGGTTGAGCGCGCCTTTGTAGACCGCCGCACCGGCCGGCAAGGTCAGCCGCAGCCAAATCCCCTGCGCGCCGGCGCTATTGGGAGCCACGCCAGATGTCAGGCTCCCGCCGGCAACGTTGATCGAGGCCGGCTGGGTGATAAAGCTGCCCGCACCCGAGGCCGGTGCGGTCTTCCGGTCGGTCGACGTGTGCGTGTCGTTGAGCCCGGTGCACAGCGCCATGTCGAGCAAGCTGCCGGCCGGCAATGCCGGGGTATCGCTGCCGATCCTCAGCGAGGCCTCCGTCAGCGCTGACGCGGTGTTGTTGTTTACCGCGAAGACCTTCTCGTAAAAGATCCGGGTCGAGCCGCCGGGCACGGCAGCGTCGGCCGTGGCAAAGCAGCGGGTGATCGCCAGCACTGCGTTGGGCGCGATCTCGAAGAGCATCCCCTGGTACACGTCATAGGTCGACGTGTTGTCGGGCAGCGTGCCCCAATCGCGGTTAACCGCCACGACATCGGTGCCGTAGCCGCCGGTGGCGACGATGCGGCGCAACTGGCTGGCGCCCGTATTGGTCTTGATCCGAATGATCTGGCCGATCGCCACCGAGCTGCCGTCGCCCGACTGCAACTTGAACAAGGCCGGCGTGCCGCCGCTGGCGTTGGCCGCACCGGTCTGCGCCGTGTGCGCCGAGATCACCGCGGTATGGGCGTAGAGCGCCACATCGCCGACCGCGGCAGAGCCGCCCGGGCTGGTCAGCGGGCCGATGGCGCCGCCGGTGATCACCGCGTACAGCAGCCGGTCGTAGCTCTGACCGCCGGTGACCGGGGTGGTGCCGTTGAGCGACGTGGTCTGCGTGATGACGTTGAGGGTAGACGAGTCGCGGCCGGCGAGAGTCAGCAAGGTCCCGGTGTCGCTGCCCGATGACGACACCATGTCGATGGTGCCGGAAGGCGAGACGTCGGTGAACAGCACGCGCTTGGTGAAGTCGACCGCACCGCCGACCGTGGCCGAGTCCGCCTCGGGCATGTTGGCCGAGCCGTAGACGACGAGGTCGGAGGGCAGCACGGTCATCCGGCCTCACTCCGGCTTTTGCAGCGCCAGCCATTCCATGCTGCCGATCGCCGGCGTGGGCTTTGGCTTGCTGGCCTCGCGCCTGGCGGCTTCGGACACCGCCAATTTCTCGGCCTCGGACCGGTAGAGCTCGTAAATGTTCATGCCGGGCCCCTGGGCAAAAACCAGCTCGAACGCCCCTGAGAGCGCATCGACGTCGTCGTCGTGCGAGAGATCGGGAAAGCCCTCGAGCGAGCGGAAAAACGCCTCGTTCCAGGCGCCCCGCAATATGTCGACAGTGCCGGCCCGGCACTGCGCCGAGGCCGGGCCAAAGCGGGTGATCTTGTCGCCGGTCTCGGCCTCGGGAAGCACCCAATAGCCGGCCAGCAGACGGACAAAGTTCTGGGTCTGGCTCTTGCCCGCTTGGCCGGGGTCTTTGCCCCAGCCGATCTTGCAGTTCTTGCCGTCTTGGCTGGCGGTGTTGAGCAACAGCCGCTCGACCTCAAACGGGCCGACCCGCTCGCGGATGACATCGAGCACGATGTAGCGGCTCTGATCATCGCGGCCGATCTT